TATCGAAAGGTGACATTAACCTTGAGGATGCTATCGATATTCGAGAGCTTAAAAACCTCAAGCTCGCAAACCAACTCCTCAAAGTAAAACGCATCAAGAATTCCGAGCGCATGGAGAAGATGCAAATGCAAAAGCAGGCCATGGTGTCGCAGCAGCAATTGCAGTCTCAGCAGATGGCAGCTCAGACAGCAGTACAAAAGATACAACTAGAGGCACAAGCCAAAGCTCAGGTGATACAGACAGAGATGGAGCTACAGATGAAGAAAATGGAGTTTGAAGCTGGTATCAAGTCAAAGCTTATGGCAGAGGAGTTCGAATACAGCGTTAAACTACACGAACTGCAATACGGCACACTTGCTCAGCGTGAGAAAAACAAGGAGGATGAGAAGAACAAACGTATCAGCATTCAGAACACGCAGCAGTCAAAATTGATAAACCAAAGGAAGAATAACCTACCTCCAGTGAACTTCGAGTCCAACGAAGATAGCTTGGATGGCTTTGATTTAGCAGAATTTAATCCAAGATAATATAAATGTAATTTTAATTTTATATTTTTGCAACAAATAAATCTACTCAAATGGAATTCAAATCAGTAAAATTAGTCGAAACCGGTGAACAGAAAAGTGTTCAGGAGGTTGAACAAGAACTTTTAGAGAAGCACGAACAGCAGTTTCAGGACGCTCCACAGCAGGTGCAAATACCTGAGCCGCCAGCTCAAGAGTTCGATTTAAAAGAAGAAGACGTTCTTTCATATATTGGAAAAAGATACAACAAGCAGATCAGCTCATTTGATGAGCTTATGTCTGAGCGCAATGTCGCTGAGGATATGCCTGAGGATGTGGCTGCTTACATGAAATATAGAAAAGAAACAGGCAGGGGCTTTGAGGACTTTCTCAAGTTGAATAAGGACTTTGAGTCCGTGCCGGAAGAACAGCTTTTAAAAGAGTATCTGCTATCAACCCAGGAGGGTCTTGACGAAGATGATGTCGAGATGATGATGGACGAGTACAGATACGATGAGGACCTTGATGATGATGGTTATATTAAAAAGGCCAAAATAGCAAGAAAGAAAGCTGTAAATGAAGCGAAGAAATTCTTCACCACACAGAAGGAGAAATATAAAATGCCCCTTGAGTCAAGTACGGCTGGTGTTTCTCAGGAAGAGAAGGAGGAGTTCGATGCATATCGTGAGTATATCAGAAATGCTAAAACTTACGAAGAGGAAAATAATCGCAAACGTCAATGGTTTGAGAATAAGACTAATGAAGTTTTTGATTCAGGATTCAAAGGTTTTGAGTTCAATGTCAATAACAAAAAGCTTCTTTTCAATCCTGGTGATGCTGCTGAGTTGAAGAGGTTACACTCTAATCCCTCAAGCTTTATCGGGAAGTTTCTCGACGAAACAGGGATGATAAAAGACGCAGCAGGGTACCATAAAGCGTTAGCGGTTGCAATGAACCCTGAGCGCTTCGCCAAGCACTTTTATGAGCAAGGCGCAGCTGATGCAGCAGATGACCTTATGCGTAAGACTAAGAATATCAATATGTCTGAGCGTAAGGCAAATGAGGCTACTAAGGGTAATGATGGATTTCAGGTTAAAGAGATTAATCCTGATTCTGGAAGAAGTTTAAAAATCCGAAGTGCAAAAAGATTGTAAAACATTAAATTCTTAAAAAAATGCCAAGTGCTTTATTGAACACGCCAACTTACGCGCTGCAACCGGCAGCAGAGAGATTGGCCCTATCGTCAAATTATATTACTAACTTCAACTTCTTGAACCAGTATCTTCCTGATACTTACGAGAAAGAATTTGAGCGTTACGGTAATCGTACCATTGCATCGTTCCTTCGCCTTGTAGGTGCTGAGATGCCTTCAAACTCTGACCAAATCAAATGGGCTGAGCAAGGTCGTTTGCACATCAAATACACAAGTGTAGGTTCTGCTGCTTTGGTTAATGCAAATACTGCTGTATTCCAAATCAATGATGCAGGTGTATTGTCAACAGCTATTCGTGAAAATCAGACTGTATTCATTCAGGTGAATGCTACTGGTCAATACAATAAAGCTGTTGTTACTGCTGTATCAACACCTACAGGTGGTCCTTACCAATTCACAGTTGCTTTCTATGAGGCTGGTGGCCTTGTAGTCGCTGGGACAGGTCTTGGTAATGCTCAGTATACTGTATTCATTTACGGTTCTGAATTCAAGAAAGGAACAACTGGTATGGTTGGATCACTTGATGCAGAAGATATATTTTTTACTAACAAACCAATCATCCTAAAGGACAGATACGCTATCAGCGGTTCTGACATGGCTCAAATTGGTTGGGTTGAAGTAACAACTGAGAATGGCGCTACTGGCTACCTTTGGTACCTAAAGTCTGAGCATGAGACTCGTCTCCGCTTTGAGGATTACATGGAAACTGCTATGATTGAAGCTATCCCTGCTGCTGCTGGTTCTGGAGCATCCAACTTCTTGGCATCTGGTCTTGCTGACCAAGCTGGGTCTGAGGGCGTATTCTACGCTGTTGAGAATCGTGGTAATGTATGGGGTGGTGGTGTACCAACATCTCTTGCTGATTGGGATACAATCGTACAACGTCTTGACAAGCAAGGTGCTATTGAGGAGAATGTAGTATTCTGTAACCGTGACCTTAGCTTCGCCATTGATGGTATGCTTGCAGGTCTTAACGGTGCCTCTACTGTAACTGGCGCTCCTTCTTATGGTGCTTCATATGGTCTATTTGACAATGACGTAACTATGGCATTGAACCTTGGTTTCTCAGGTTTCCGTCGTGGTTATGACTTCTACAAGTCTGACTGGAAATACTTGAACGACCCAACTATGCGTGGTGGCCTTTCAGCTGCTGCTGCTACCGCTACTGGTACAATCACAGGTCTTTTGGTTCCTGCCGGTTCTACTTCAGTTTATGACCAAATCATGGGCAAAAACGCTAAGCGTCCGTTCTTACACGTCCGCTACCGTGCAACTGAAACAGAAGACCGTCGTTACAAAACTTGGATCACAGGTTCTGCCGGTGGTGCGCAAACTAGCGACCTGGATGCAATGGAAGTAAACTTCCTTTCTGAGCGTTGCGTATGTACTCTAGGTGCAAACAACTTTGTACTTTTCAGATACGGTTAATATCTTGTTGCTTTGGAGAGTGTCGCTTTGGCACTCTCCTTTTTTAAAATCTAATTAAATTGAATAATATGTCAGAGAAAAAGTATGTCGATAAGGTATATCGACTAAAAAGAGGTACACCATTGTCATACACATTAGTATCAAGGAATAATCCAAAATTTCCATTGATGTGGTTTGATGAAGCTAAGGGTGTAAATAGGTCATTAAGATATGCTCCAAATCAAAAGTCACCTTTTGAGGATGAGCAGGATTCAAATGTAATACTTGAGCCAATTGTATTTGAGGATGGATTTCTAACTGTTGCAAGGACAAATCCTGTGCTTCAAGAATTCCTGCATTATCATCCAATGAATGGGATGGTATTTGAAGAAGTTAACAAAGAGAAGGAAGCTAGAGATGAAGTAGAGGAACTTAACTTAGAGGTTGATGCTTTAATCCAGGCAAGAAGTCTATCTATTGAGCAGCTTGAGATGATGACAAGGGTGCTATTTGGAAAAGACCCTACCGTGATAACCACAGCCGAGTTGAAGCGTGATATATTGGTATTTGCAAGAAGCTATCCAGGTGATTTTATGCAAGCATTCAATGACCCAGAGCTTAAATACCAAGCTAAAATCAGATCGTTCTTTGAAGAGAAATTACTAGCCGTTAGAAATAATGGTAGAGAAATATGGTTTAACACACCTACAAGTAAAAAGAAGATGTGTTCAATCCCATACAATACAGACCCATACTTCTTTGCAGGGCAATACCTACAAAGTGACGAGGGCTTGGATGCGTTGAGGATGCTAGATACATTCTTTGAATCGTAAAACAAAAAGCATAAAAAGAGGGTGAAATATTCCCTCTTTTTTTTATATTTGTAAAAAAATACAGATGATAAACTCAGTAAGAAATACAGTACAGGGCGTTCTCAATAAGAACAACTATGGGTATATTTCTCCACAGGACTTTAACCTCTATGCTAAGCAGGCACAGATGGAAATATTTGAAGAGTACTTCACCGCATATAACAAGGTGATTAACATGGAGAATGGGCGCATGGCAGGTACAGACTATGCTGATATTGAGCAGCCACTTGCTGAGGTAATGGAGTATTTCCTGAGGTCTGATTTTTTAGTTCCTATTCTTACACCATCAGGGTTTACTGTAAACCAATGGTCTGCACCAACGCTTACAACAGTAGGTTTTGACTACTACATGATTAACAAGCTGTTATGCTATACGCTAAAGCGAGCAACAGGGCAGAACACAGCGACAATCCCATTAAACCAATTGATTGATGCAGGCGCAAGCTTTGTCAATACAGGAGTGGTATATGGTGACGTTGTTGTCAACTTAACGACATTAGAGAGCGCAACTGTAATGACAGTATCAGCCACAGCACTTAGCTTATCAGCAAATATATTTCTAGCAATCGGTGATAAATATGCAGTGTATGCCGGAGCATCAGCAGTTGATGCTGAGAAGGTGTCAGTAGGGAAAATTACCATGCTCAACAACTCAATGCTTACTGCTCCATCGACAACATTCCCAGTTTATACACTTGACAACTCAAGCGTAGTAACTGCTTATCCGAACAGCATAACAGGATACGGAGCAGTCAATGCAACGTACTTTAGATACCCATTAGACCCTAAGTGGACATATATCACCTTGGCAAGTGGTGAGCCTCTATTTGACCAAACACAGCTAGACTACCAAGACTTTGAGCTGCCACTTGAAGAGGAATATAAACTCGCTCAGAAAATACTACAGTACTGTGGTATGACAATCAGAGAGACTGAGGTAGTGCAGTACGCACTAGGGCAGGAGGCAGGAAGAGACGCTAATACTTAAAATAATATACAATGCCATATATATCACAGTATCAATACTATACCAATAATGGTAACAACCCGACAGATGCTAATTGGGGGTCATATCAGTATGTGAGCCTATTTGACATTGTCAATAACTTTCAGCTGATGTACACCGGCAACCACTCATTGGTAAACAATGAGGAGCGGTACAAGGTGCTGTTCCACGCCAAGCGAGCTATCCAGGAGCTGAACTATGACGCATTCAAGGAGATTAAAGCACTAGAGCTTAGCGTCTGCGATCAACTGCGCTATGTGCTTCCATCGGACTATGTCAACTGGGTGCGCATCTCGCTATACCATAATGGTGTGCTTTATCCGCTTAGTGAGAACATACAGACACTGTCAGCCAAGGCATACTTGCAGGACCATGAGTGCAATATCCTCTTCGACCAGAATGGTAATGTCTTGGAGCCGCAGTTTTCAAATATTGACTACGAGCGAATCAAAGGAACTAAGAAGAGCATCTATCTTAATCATGGGCATCAGTTCCATGGACACGAGGGATACTGCTATGATGGCAATTGGTACTTTGACTATGGCTTTGGAGCTAGATTTGGTTTGAATACCGAGACAGCTAATCGCAATCCTACGTTCAATATTGACAAGAAGGCAGGT